GTATGATGATGTGTGGGTGATTGGTGGAGAACAAATATATAGTTGGTTTTTAACTAACAATTTAATTAAAGATGTGTATATAACTAGTATTGTATTAGAAGCTGACTGTGATTGTTTTTTTCCGGAATTATCACGCAAATTTACTAAATTACATAGCGGAGATATTTTGTGTTCCAAACATAAAGATTTACAATATAATATTGATGTTTATAGAAATAAAGAATATGAAAAATCGGGGTATAATTATGATTTATTACGGAGGATTGATTTTATAAAAACATATGGCGCGTTATAAATCAAAGTAAGGGTTGTCGCTAATACTCATACCACAATACGGTTGGGGATTTTTTTTATAATCAACTGGGTGATAAATCCCTTCTTTTTTTGCTTCTTTTAATAGAAATTTAAAGTTGCTCCAGAATTCGTCTGTGTGTCCAACTGTTTTTGTTGCTAAATGAGATAACTCATGTATCGCTACAAAGGTCAATGTATTTTCATCTATTAATTGGTTGCCATGCTTGGTAGTGGTGGTACAGAATGCTAGCTTCTCTCCCTTATTTTCAGAATAAGCTGTATACGAACTAGTTGGCAGTGTTTCATATATTTTTTTAGGGTTGAAATTTTTATGTAATCGTTGAACGTTTTCTCGGTCTGGATATGTTTTTTTCATATGTAAAACCAACGCTTTCATATTATTTGTTACTTTTGCCAAAAGATCTGCAACTAATTCTAATTTGTCTCGTTCTCTTACGCAATACTTGTTGCCATCTACATCTGATACAATACACTTTAATTGAAACATATCAGACTCATGATATATTTTAAGTATTATAATCACTACAAAAATAATAACAATGATGCCAAAAATACCTATATTCATACTTATATATAATGACTAAAATAAGAATTTCAAATTAAATAAGTATAGAAAATATAAGAAATGGTTAACTTATGTTAGGTTAGGTTTTATAATATAATTGTAGTTATATAATTATATTATTACATGAATATTTATTACATGAATATTTATTATTTAAGAACGGCTACCAATTTCCAAAGGACGGCGGTAACTGTCAGCGGTAATGGTGCTGGTGTTCCATGGTCCAGTATTAAGTTGAGGATTAGGGGGTTCACTGCGAACTTGTAAGTTAGCATTTCTTAAACTGGTTCCAACGGTGTTGATGCCGATGTGATGACCGGCGCGCAACAAGTTGACATTCATTAAATCACCCGAACCAGATGGATTCATCTTTGAGAATTCACTGTTACTATCAGCGGGTAGAAGGTCTTTGGGGTCACTGATTTGTTTGGAAGCGCAACTAGGGGGCATGTTTTGCATATCGGTGTTTAATCCATTGACATTTGCTTCGGTGTGTTGATCGGCAACCGATGGTTGATAGTTAGAAGAAGCCATCTTCGTTTCTTCCTTATTATCCTTCATGTTATCCATCGAGTCCAAGCCTAAACTAGATTTAATACGCTCATAGTCCATTACAACATATACAACTGCTACAATTGCTAAAACAACTAAAATATTTCCACCGTTCTTTGATTTAAACATTGCTTTCATATCTTTTAAAAAAGCCATTTATATAAAATCAAAACATAAAATTTTTTTACAAATGTGGTTTATTTAATTGTTATTTGTTTGCTAAATAAAAATTAAATTTAAAGTTAAATTTAAAAATCGAAATTTGGAAAATTCTCATCTTCATCGTCATTTATTTCCTCAATCATATATTTATTTTTTATTTCCTTTAATTCTAAATATGCTTGTATGGCTTTTAACCTGGCTTCTTTTGCTTTTTCCACCGCTTTATTGTAAATATCTAAATATACTGTATCTGGTTTTTTCAATAAAACAGCGTCTTCTTCTTCCGGCATCCCGATATCTACTTCTTTTATTTCTAAAGTATCGGGTTCTTTATTAATTAATGTATTAATATGTTTTGATATTTCTTGTGAATCTATTTGTTGTTGGGGTGGTGTTGTCTGTTGTGTTGTCTGTTGTGTTGTCTGTTGTGTTGTCTGTTGTGTTGTCTGTTGTGTATGTCCTTCGCGTGAACCTGTATGTAAATAATTTACATTTTCATCTTCTACATCATTTGTGTCATCATTTACTTCTGTATTTTCTAAATTTATAGTATTTTCTGTGGAAGTTTCATTACTGTCTTTGTTTAAATCAAAGGATGAATCGAGTGTGTCGTCCATTAAATTTGTGTGATGATTACCTAATATCTCTAAATCATCCATTGTATCTTCTGTTGTATCTTCTGTTGTATCTTCTGTTGTATCTTCTGTTGTATCTTCTGTTGTATCTTCTGTTGTATCTTCTGTTTTCTCTCCCATTTCATCATATGTGTTTTTAAATGGTGATTGAATATCTTGTTTTTCAAGGGGTTCAATATTGTTTTTTTCTAAATGTTCTTCACTATTTTCTTTGATAATACTGTTATGGTTGATTGTTTGCTTGGGTGGTAATTGTTTTGATTGTGATACACTTATTAAACATTTATTAAAAATAGGTGCTTCTTCTAAAACCATAACCTGTCTTAAACAATAATTAATGTGAAAACTACTGCTGGAAAATTTAAGTCCGGTCACTTCTACGATCGTAATAATATTAGAAGAGGGAGTAATATCTTCCATGCTAATTTGCTGTTGATTACTATTATAAACACTAATTGTTGATTTTACATTTTTAGAGTTGCCAACATATGTTCTTAAATAAAAGTTTTGCTTGGTTTGTTTTACACTTTCATTCCAGTTATACTCGATGTCTTCAAGTGTTGGGGGATCTTGAAACCATAATTCGCTTTTTTCAAACACTTTATCGCGGATAATATTTTCCATTGTTTCGATGATGTCAATTACATTAGTATCGTCGTATTTAAATAATAGATCACAGTAAAATCGCTTTCCACTACTAACAATTCCTTTTTTTGTAGAACATCTTGGCATTTGAAACAAAATTGGATTGTTGTTTAATGTTAGTTTTGCTAAATAAGACCCACCCTGAATAGGCATCGGGGAGTGTAATTTTAAATTAGACATATAATCTTCGTCGGTATTATTGATATCGATTAAATACTCCATTAATTTAATTAATTATAATTATTTTAACTTTAATACGATATTCATGTAAAATATTTATATTCGTAAAAAATATAAATGGATGTCAAGGAACGAATAATCCAAGAATGCTTGGAGGTTTTGGGGAGAGAAGATGTTAAGGATGAGATAAAAAATATAACAAAACCTTTGATTGAATTAATTTTAAAGGAAATATATCCATATATCTACATATCAATTATATTTGTATTAATAAGTTTTTTGTTAATTTTAGGCATATTTGTTATTTTACTGCGTAATAAAATTAATTTTTTATCTTTCATTAAAAAGAAAAATTTTATGTAGTGCTATTATATAATATGGCAAAAACTATGAGATCAAAAACCATGAAACGACATCACAAAGGCAAGTCGATGAAACATCACCGCAAGGGAAAAGGCAAGTCGATGAAACATCATCGCAAGGGAAAAGGCAAGTCGATGAAACATCACAAAAAAACAAAAAAGCATCATAAGCGTAATGTGCAACGGGGAGGTATGTTTGCCTTTTTAAATGAAGCATTGGCTCCATTGATATTAACGGGGAGTTTAATGAATCTTGAAAAGAATGGAAAGAAGGAAAAGAATGGAAAGAAGGAAAAGAAATAAAAGAAATAAGATTAAAATAAATATATTAAATAATACTAATTAATATATTTAAATGAACTTTGAAGAAGATATAAAAAATTGGGTCACTATTGACAATCAAATTAAAAAAGCATCAGAGACCATAAAAGACTTAAGAAACAAACGCAGCCATTTTAGCACGCGAATATTTAGCTATGCCGAAGAAAATAATTTAGAAAATGCGGTAATTGAAATATCGGATGGTAAGTTGAAATTCCAACAATGCAAACAAACATCACCATTAACCTTTCGTTTTTTGGAAGAATGTTTAAATGAATGTATACAAAATGAAGACCAGGTAAAACAAATCATCAAATTTATTAAATCAAAAAGGGAACATAAATATGTAAGTGATATCAAGCGTTCGTATAATGATTGATTTTGATAATAATATATGTAATATATGTTAGTTATATTATTGCTTAATAATATTCATATTATATATATAATGAATTACATTTATCAAGATAAAGAAACCATGAAACCAGGTATAAATATATTTGCGACATCTAATCTTAGTAATGAAATTGGTATGAAATTAAAACATTTAAGTGTTCCGTTGATTTTGTATGGAAACTGTAATAAACAGTATGCGGCGCAACCTAGAATTGAAGTATTGGATAATTTAGAAAAAGATAACTTAATAGAACAAGAAAAATTTAATACTTTATTGGAAAATTCGTTATTAAGATTACCGGCTGATAAAAAAACAAGAAAAAATGTGGAAAAAATCATTAAAATAAAAACAAAAACAAATAGCCCGCGTAATAAAAGTAAGAAAAGAAAAGAGGGTATCGGAAAAATCAAGAAAAGCAAGAAAAAAAGAAGATAGATATTTAATGAAAATATTATATTATATTATATTATATTATAATGTCCTTAGCACCAGATACCCCAGACATTGACCCCAAGGTAAAAAAAACGGTGGAATTATTCATTGAATATCTAACCGAAAAGGGTAAAGACGAGTTTCGGAAAAACATAAAACAAGTTTCACAAGAATATAAAAGTTTGGTAGAAAACTATAATAACCTAGAACCTCCTGGAAGAGAAAAGATGATAGGTGACAAAATAGAATTATTAGTTGGACCTGATCTTACAAACAGTCTTTTTGAAAACGAGTTCAAAGAAATGATCAAAAATTCATTGAAAAAAAACAAATCTTTTAATGAAAAAAATATTCCATCGGGTAGGGGTTTAGAAGGCGGGAGACCTTCATCCATCGACGGGCCTCGTTACACCCCGAATGGCGATTTAACCACACGTGATAATATATTAACTATTGCTGCAGGATTGTTTGTATTAGTAGTTGGGGTGGTAAAGTTGACACCCGGTGCATTAGGATTGGCTGGTTTTGCAGCTGCAAATGCATTGCTAGGCGGCTCAAAACACAAGAAAAGAAAAGGCAGGAAAAGCAAAAAAACAAAAAAGAGTATGAAACATAAGAAAGGCAGGAAAAGCAAGAAAGCAAAGAAAAGTATGAAAAAAAAGAAAGGCAGGAAAAGTATGAAAAAAAAGAAAAGTATGAAAAAAAGGAAAAGTAATAAGAAAAGAAGATAGATATTTAATGAAAGTATTATATTATATTATATTATATTATAATGTCCTTACGACCAGATACCCAAGTCATTAATGACCCCAAGGAAAAAAAAGCGGTGGAAAAGTTAAAAGAAACCATCTATCAAGTGCTTACTGCTAAAGGTAAAACCGAGTTGAGTAATAATAAAGAAGAAATCGAGGAACAATGTAACAATTTTTTTCGTGTATATACAGACGCAAAAACACCCGAAGACAAGGAACAGATGATAGCCACCGAAAAAAAAAATTACAATTGGGAGTAGAAAGTAAGATATTTAATAAAGAAATGTTGGATAACTTCTTAAACCCGCCGGAACTGCGCCCGGATCAACAGGGTGGTTATCCTGGTGATGAGCCTAGTACTACACAACTATTAACGAGTTTGGCGGTTGTTGGTGTAATTGGTGCATTTTTCTATTTTACGACATCTGAACAGTTCATCGCCGTCGCAGAACGATTAATATTTCAAAACGGCTACAACGCCGGGCTGGGCGGCTCAAACCACAAGAAAAGAAAAGGCAGGAAAAGCAAAAAAACAAAAAAGAGTATGAAACATAAGAAAAGCAAGAAAGCAAAGAAAAGTATGAAAAAAAAGAAAGGCAGGAAAAGTATGAAAAAAAAGAAAAGTATGAAAAAAAGAAAGTAATTTAGTGTAGTGATAAAATATTATTTATTAAATTAAATAATATTTATTAAATTAAATAATATTTATTAAATTAAATATTATTTTCTAATTAATGAGACCATTTATGGTTATTAAATGGATACATGTTAATTTCATTGTTGTTTATTTTTTCTTTAAATTTATTTACTTTGTCTCTAAATTCTTTATCTCGTTTTGATACAGGGTATTTACCTTTTTTCATTTCATCTAAAAAAGAAGATTCAAATGCATTTGGAGAACGCTTGACACCATAGCAGTTGGCACCAAATCGTGCTTTTTTATTGTCAATATGCCCTCCATTTATACCAGGTCGCCCACAATCATTTTCATGTCCTTCAATATCTTGCAATTTATTCCAAGTATCTTTTTGCGTAGGAAACAAAATCATTTGGTCTTTGGACCATCCATATCCACACCATTCCCCGCCTTCATTGTATGTTTTTTCCAATTGGTTATAATTCGCTAATTCAGCACCGTGCGCGTTGCAAACCGCTTCTGCTTCATCATAAGTATACACATTATCTTTAATGTAAAACACTTCTTTTTTTTCTTGTGGTGCCTCTTTTTTTTCTGTTGGTGATTCGTCAATCATAGGTAGTGTTTTTTTTAATAATGATTTTGATTCATCACTTAATTCAATACCAACTTCAGGCGTGTCTGACAATATATTTTTAACAGATGCTTTTGCTTCAATGCCGAAAAAATATTGTAATCCATTTGCTAATAGCAAAAATATAAAGACCGACCATAATATGACTTCCAAAATATTAGTGCCGCCATTACTGTTCGAATAAGACATGTCTGAGCCTGAATCACCACCTAAATTACTAAATAAGATAGAAAATATAATCAATACCACAAAAAACACAAGTATTCCTGAACTTGTTAAATTTCCACCTACATTTTTTGTAATTTCATCATATAAACCAGAAAATGATTTTGTAGGAGATATGCTTATTGTATCCATATATATATAATTAACTTCATTTTTTTTTACGATAGAAAAAGCAATATGCTTGATTTGTTTTCATTGTATTAAAATCAGGAACGCGAGAAACATTTGTGTCATTAAAATGATACCAATTGCTATTAGCATTTTTCACATAAGATGTATAATGCCCTCCGTGAACACCACCCGTATGATTGCATATACCAAACAACTCATACACATAACTTTTCTTATTATACCCAATTACATATTTACTTAAATCAAGCGTGTCCTCGAAATCAACAAACGCATGGTTTTTTCGTATCGAAGTCGTTGATACATTAAATCGTTTTAATGTCACCACTAATACATGAGGCAAGCTCCAAAACCAAATACACTTTTCTGCCTTTTCCTTTTTCTGCGTTTTATCATTGAAAATTCTATTTTCATTTTCCATAATTTCGGTTTTAGTATATAAATCAAAACAATCCATGATATGATGCGGTTTATTTTCTTTTGTTAATGGTATTGATATATTAAAAAAAGGTTCGGGAATTACATTAATATAATCACTTTCAATCGACTTTATTTGTGAAACATGAATCCCGTAAAATAAATCAATAAATTCGGAGTATTCTTTGCTATACATTTTTTTCATCATTTCAAAACAGTTTTTGGCTAGAATATCTGTATTTGTTTCCGCATGCCCTGTTATATTCATTGCTACTTCCCGCTTAACGGAATTGTTAAATGAATCAATCACAAAACCAAGAAACTCGGTTAGATCATTTTGTGCGAAACCAGTAAATATGTCTTTATCTTTTATTCTAGCCACTCTTTGAACTGCTTTTACGAAGCCGTTGGGAGAGATAACACAATTTTCGCTCCACATTAATTTCCGCAATTTGTCCCATTCTATTAATATTAAACTATCTGGTATTTTATTTAGTTTTTGAGTATAATTTTCTTTATTTAAAAAGTTATTAAGTTCATAACAGTGTGAAAGGCATTGGATAGTGGAATTTAAAAAACATGTGTTTCCTAAATTTGCCAATCCCGATAGACCTTTATTTTTATACTTGTCATTATTACAATCAATTTGCAAAGACATTAATTAATATTTAATAATGTAAATTTACATTTAAACATATTTTTTATATATTATATTAAGTGTTAATGAGTGAAAACAATGTGCAAAATATAATATCGCTGATAAATAATCAAATAAACTCTATGAATTCTTATAGTTTATCTATAAGTAGAATGATGGGAAATATAAATAATTCGGTTCATGAATTGATACGACTTCAAGAATATGTGGAAACGAACCATTCGTTGAGTAGATATTATAATAATCAAGGTAATTATACAAGGCCATCTGCGCGACTCAACCGTAATTTTTCTCCGATTGGTAGTGGCGATGGTAGTAGTAATATTGATACATACCCTACGCCACCAGCGACAAGACAACGTGTCCGAGATTTAAATCAAAGGTCGACCAATGTGAACCGAACGACTATGCCTTCTTTGTTTTCAAATAATCGTCTAAGAAGAACTCATACAAACTCGTTGTTTAATAGACGACCATTGGTGCAGCCAACAAGGCGAATGAGTTTACAGGAATTTATAAATACTACTTTAAATCAAGGAAATGTTACTATACCGGCTGACAGTAATCAAATTATGCAGGAAACTAGTATAGTGGATTTTGAAGATTTATTGGAGACGGATACAACGATATGTCCTATTTCGTTGGTGACATTTGATTCTTCTAGTAATATATTGAGAATAAATAGATGTGGGCATGTTTTTGAAGGTAGTTTTCTAACACGATGGTTTCGTCAAGATTCAAGATGTCCTGTATGTAGATATAATATTAATAATGATGCAAATGATGCAAATGATGCAAATGATGCAAATGATGCAAATGATGCAAATGATGTAACCGATAATAGTGGAAATACGGTGGAAACATTTCCCCCAAACGCAATTATATACGACATATCGTTTTCTATTCCGCAACTATTTGGGAGAGATATGTCTGAAAATCAAGTAAATGATGTAATAAATAGTATAACAGACGCAATCACAAATGCGATGAGTAGTAATATCTCTAATTCAAGTAGTATTAATTGGGACAACAATATACGTGCTGTAGTGGAGTCTGTATCATTACAAAACAATAATCATATAAACAATACTATAAACGCTCAAACATCATGGGGTGATATGACTGCTGACAGTGATGGTGATGATAGTGATGATAGAGATGGCGATGGTGATGGTGATGATAGAGATAGCGGCTTGTAGTTGGTATATTGTTATATTGTTATTGTTATTGTTAATGTTATTAAATTGATATTAAAATAATATTGTGTCTTAATATATAGTATATATAGTTAGATTGCAACGATAACAAATGATTGATAATGATACCACCCCGAAAGTAGCATTATGTTGTAAGTGGGATTTAACAACCCATGGAGTTACGGGTGAAGAACAAAATAATATTAAGTTGATTAATTATTTGGAAACAAAGTATTTGATTCATGAAATATTTGAAGATGTTTCTGAATGGGAAGATTACGAAAGTTTTTACCCAATATCTGAAATCGATAGTTCTTTAATATATATATTAATTAAACGACCATATGAATATGAAAGTAGAGAATTTGCTGTAAAACACCGTGGACTTGAAAGATTTGTAAATATATGGAGAAGATATTATAAAAATAAAATGTCTCGATGTAAAAATCCTAAGAATTTATTAAATAGACAGATTACCGGTCGTAAATTAAGATGAGAGATGGAAGAAAAATAAAAGAAGAAAAATAAAAATATAGATACATCCTATATTTTTATTTAATTTAGTTGTGGTTGTTGTTGTGTGCGATTTAATTGTTTATTGCGAATATTTACTAAAGAATGACTTCATCGCTTGCTTTTTTTTATTGGTAGAACATTGATTGACCGATGTTTTAAATACTAGTTTATTTATGTGTTTCTCCCTTTCTTTTGTTTCATAATGAACTATTTTGTCGGGTTCATCTTTGTGCTTTCTTTTAATGGTTCTAATTTGTCGTTGAAATCCTTTCAGTTCTGGTTTAAATGCAGATATTTGCTCTAATACAAGACAAAACACTTGCATAACCGGCTTTTGTATTTGGTTTGTAATGTAAAACGAAAAGTCGGGTTTTAATTTATTTTTCTTTATATAATTCGGGTCTTCAATACGATCACCTTGTAACTTTACTTTTCCCTTTGTTTGTATGTAAACAAATGGAATACGACTACCGACTGCCGGTTTATTACCCGGTTCTCTTTTCCCTATTCTTTCTGCCAATACTTTATGAGCTATTTGATTGGGATTTTTATAGAATTGACGCAACGACTTTGAAATAATAAGCTTATCCAATGAAAACTTTTCATCAATCATATCCAATAAGAACTTTTTTGTGAAATCAACCGCTTTATTCACATCTTGTTCCTTCATCAATATATCAATGATACCACCATAACAATCCTTTACAATTGGTGCGTTATCTCGGCGTTTTAATACAATCCCCATCGATTTTCTTTTGCATTTATGTGGATCCAACTCATATAACATACCAACATATCGCTTCTTTGATAATAGAAGGAATGGCATAAATGTTTTCTCATATTCCAAGTCATGTGGCAACTTTAAATACTTTGTCGCTAACTCACCCGCTTCTATTGCTAATTCAATTGTGATCTCTAATGCTTTTTGCCCTCGTATAGGTTCCCCTTCCAATGTCTCGGGGTTAAATTTAAAGAATATCGAATCCGTATCACCATATACATATTCCGCATTTACTTTTACTTTTCCATGTTGTGTATCGGCAATGTGATCGGTATAACACTTTTCAATAATGGTTTTACCATATATAAGCAACTTACGACCAGTTGCAGTAGTCGACGCTGCAATATCTTTTTCATAAAACGCGCTGGTTTTTGCTCCACACTGACCATACAACGAGTTCGCAACAATTTTCTTCGAAAGTTGGCGTTTATCCAATACATTTTTCATGAAGTCATCGAATCTGTCTTCCACCTTCACTACTTTGCTGTTTTCTACTTTTTCAACCGTTTTGTTTTCCAATAATACTTCGTGATGAGTATCTGTTTTTGTAAGAAGACCCATAATCTCTTTACCGTGTTCGGTTGTTACTATTTTATGCTTTGCTAACTTACGAGTTGCTTTTCTAGAAGCCAATAATTCAGACAACACACTCGGCATAATTGCTTTTCTACCATCCGGAAATTGGGCGTATCTACATATTTTAAATCCCGTTTTTATTTTTTTGGCCGCAGCATTAGGATTGGAACGTTTATAGGCAAATGTATCATATTTAACATCTACATAATTATAATTAGGAAGGTTGTCATATACAAATTGTCCGCTTGCATCTCTTAGACCAGATACCTTTGGACTACCATTTTTATCTAAGGCAAATGAGCCATCTAAATTGTATTCCTTGGTCCATACTTTGCTATCATGTGATATGTTTTCACTTATCATACAACTGGGATATAGAGAACTATAATCTACACACGCGACTGGATCATCGGGATAAAATCCGGTTTTAGGATCTAAGACAATTGCGCCTTCATATCCATCATTTGAATTGTCTTTTTCCACCGCCGGCATTAATGTATTCATTTCCCGACATTGCTTTGCTATAAAACTAAGTAGTTTAATACCTTGTCCACGCATTATAATGAAACTCATCGGAACACTGCAGATTGAAGCCAGTTCCGATACACCGGTAAGTATATCATATTTTTTCATTAAAGTATGGCATAAGTTACAATCCTGAAAACAATATTTTGCAATAATAGCCCGTTTGTCAGGACCTTGATGTGTATATTCAAATATTTGATGATGGTCGATGTCGTCTTTATTTAAACACCATTTGATTTTCGATTTTTTATCAATTTCCAGTTTATGGTCTATTGTAAATTCTTTTTTGATAGGGTCCAGATGGGTGATTTTAAATTTCTGACCGTCTTTATACATATCAGATGAATGAGCAATAATTTCAAATGATACAAAATGTCCTTTCTTTAACCCCATTAAATTAGAACTTTTGATTAGCGTTTGAGTTTCATTTACATATGTATAATCACTAATGTAGTCGCTGATAAAATGCGACGCAACATAGTCCAGTTTGTAAGATGGAAGCTGCACTTCTTTTCTAAAATAGTTTAGCAAGTCTATTTGAAGACGACCGGGTATATCAAGATATGTGTCTTCATATGTTCCACTTGCTACAGTAGTAGTGGAAATCTTAATATTACAGTCAGTTACTAACTTAGTGGTGCGTTCTTTACTAACATATTTTTCCACGCATTTATTTCTAGACATTTTAATAAATTCACTCTTTATATCTAATTCATCTGTTCTGTCTAGCATAAACTTCCAATCAAAACCAAATATATTGTATCCAATGATGATGTCGGGATCTTCGCGATTAATTACTTTGGTCCATGCCAATAATACCTCTGCTTCAGTATCATATGTTTCTATTTCCCTATTGGGAACTTCGGGTGTATCATCGCAACTATTTAATACAATCATATGGTTTAAATAACTTTCTTGTTCGGTGCTTTTCATAAATGTAGTTCCAATAAAAGTAACCATGTCGCCTTCTAAATAAGGCACAAATCGCTTGTTTTTAAGATTTCCTTTAATGTTTCCATCACCACCAGTAAGAGCAATATCCACAATCGTTTGCTTATCTACTGGTCCAATATCTTTGGAAGTAATTACCTGCATAATCGTTAGTTTTTTATACTGTCTAAGTAGTTTTAATGTTTCAAACTGCTTTTCGTTGTCAAAATTACTTAGATATACTTGCTGTTCGATAGTAAACATCGACAATTTTTCATATATTAATTTTATATCAGCAGATGCTACTGCTTGATTTGGTTTGGGATACAATTTACTGATGTCATATTGGTGCCTCTTAGAATGTGAAAATGCGGTGAGCCATGATTCCAATATTACCTTATCTGTTTCGTGCTTATTCCATAACTCTATCATCTCCCCTAGAAACTTTTTGTAGGTTTTTTTAGGTAAGGGAAAATCTCCGTGACTAGATGATGCTTCAATATCATAAGACGCGATTTTGATTGGAATTGTGTCTTCCTTATCCGCTTGTGGGATAATATTAGAATACGATGTTTCATATTCATAATCACAGGTTGATAATTTACATGTTTCGGAAACAGATGATGGGTTGCGCTTAAAGGTTACCCATCCCGAAGGAGATAGTTGTTGAATATGAAAGAATCGTAGAAAAGGAGGAAGGGCTGATTCATATAATTGAATGTTCGCAC